GCCTGGGAGCCCCACAACGCTTCGATTTGTGCAACGGGCGCAGATCCAAATTCCACGGTTCGACGGTCTTATGACCAAGAAGAAAGGCAGGCAGGCATGAACGAAGAGCTAATGGCTCAGTTGAAAGCCCTTGGTCTCCCAGAAGGGATGACCGACGCGGCTGAGATTATCAAGTGGATGGCAGATCATATGGAGAAGCCATCGCTTGAGGTTGAATTGATGGAGGGCGAAAAGCCATCCGAAGAAACGGCAAGGGCCGAAGAAAGCAAGCCCGAAGATGAGGCGATGCGAATGGACGAAAAGGTGCAAGAAGAAGTTGCTCGGCAGCTAAAAGCAGTTGACGCGCGACGCAAGGCAATTATCTCGGCGGGGACTCTAGCAAAGGTCGAGCGTTCCTTTGTGGATGAACTGATCGAATCAGGATGTTCAGTTCAAGACGCTCAAGAAAGGATCATCCGAAAGATGAGCAATTCCCCAATCGGACAAACTGTCGGAAGCGATGTTCGCGTTACCGAGTCGGAGCAAGACAAGTTTGAGAACGCTGCAAGAGCTGGTCTCATTCAGCGATGCTTCCAGGGCAACATCCAACGAACCAAGGCTCCAACGGCTGAAGGCGATTCGGAGTTCCGAAACCTCGGTCTCTATCGTCTTGCTGAAGCTTGCGTTCGTCGCATGGGTGCCAATCCAGAACGATACACCAAGGCCGACGTTGCTCGAATGGCAATGGGCCATCAAGCGACCTTGGATCGTCATCGAATTCGTCGATCCGATGCCTACCATACCACGGGAAGCTTTGGGAACATCCTGCTTGATGCGGTCAATAAGACCCTTCGGGCAGCTTACGAAGAAGCTCCATTCACTTGGTCGCTTTGGGTTCGTCAACGTGCGAGCGTTGATGACTTCAAGGATATCAACGTCGTTCAACTCTCGGAGTACCCAAACTTCGAGCAGGTTCCAGAAACCAAGCCGTATCCCGAAAAGGGATTGAGCGATCGACGCAAGAAGTATCGCGTCTCGAAATACGGTGCTGAGTTCACTGTGTCTTGGGAAACGGTTATCAACGATGACCTTGACGCTCTGTCGCGGATTCCAGCGATGCAAGGGCAAGCGGCTCGACGGACTCAAGAGCGAGCCGTTTATGATGAGTTCTTGTCGAATCCGATCATGCCCGATGGCGTCGCTCTGTTCTCTGCTTCTCACGCAAGCGGCTCGAACATTACTGGGACGACTCCAGCGGCTCCGAGTGTTACGACTCTCAACGAAGCTTTCGAGTTGATGAGCCTGCAAAAGGGTCTTAACGGGTCGATCTTGAATCTGTCTCCAAGGATTCTACTTGTTCCGCAGAACTACGCAGCATCGGCTCTGGAGTTGGTCAACAGCCAATCCTACGCACAGAGCAACGGTAACAGCGGCGTTGTGAACATCTACGGCGTGAATGGTGTTCGGCCATTGCAAGTCGTTGCAACTGCTTTGCTCGATGCAAACAACACTACCAACTGGTACGCCATCGCCGACAATTCGCAAGTCGATACGATGGAGATCGCTTTCTTGGCTGGTGAGGAATCGCCATTCCTTGAGAACGATTGGGACATGAGCCGAGATGTTTACACCTATAAGGCTCGGCAGACCTTCGGATGCGCGGTTATCGACCACGTTGGGATCTTCGGCAACCGGACCTAGTTCGGTTGATTAACTCACAGCCCTGGTCGGCAATGGCCAGGGCTTTATTTGACAGCGACAACACAACAAAAAAGGAATTCAGACGATGAGCGATATTCGAGACTTTCAAATCTTCTACGACGACTTCAACGGAGCGGTGGCAACGCTTCCAACTTCGGCGGATCCAGCGACCGCTTGGGTTGTGCATGATACTTCGGCATCAGGTACGCCGACTTACACCAAAGGCACTTCTGAGTTGACTGCGACGCTTGCAGCTACCAGCGAGGTCGAGGTTGTCAATCCTCACTTCGGCGATGCTCTTGACTTTGATATCGATTTGATCCAGCGGATCGAGATGCGAGCGAAGATCGGTGCATCGACATTTACCAGCGGATCGATCCTTTGCTTCGGTCTTGCGTCGGCTCGAAACTCGACGGCGGACTCCGTGGCTGCAAATGCTTGGTTCCGCATGGAAGGGGCAAGCAGCACTAGCCTCGTTTATGTCGAGACCGATGACGGCGTTCGAGACAACGACGACGTTTCAACTGGTGTTACCCTCGGGACGACTTACAAAGAGTTCGTGATTGACTTCACGGGCGGAAAATCGAACGTCAAGTTCTACATCGACGGCAAGCAAGTTGCATCGGGTACGACTTTCGACATGAGCGGTTACAGCCTCGGATTGCAACCGTATGTTCAGTTGCAAAAAGCGGCCAACACCAACGTCGATTCGGTTGTTCTTGATTACGTCAAAGTAGTCTGCAAGCGATAACCGATGAGCCTTCACGATACCATCAGGGAGGATGCCAAGAAGGTATTCGCCAACGACCAAGATTTTGCCGAGCCGATCGTTTACTACAAGCGAAACGGTCGGTCGAGGAAAATCGACGCGGTGGTTGTGCGGTCCAATGCGGTCATGCTCCCAGAGAGTCAAGGCGACTTGAATACCCCGGTTTTCGAGGTTCACGTTGCTAACGATGAGGCCGAGGGTATCGCAAGCGATGAAATTGACCTTGGAGGTGATGAATTAGCATTATCTCCGAGGGTTGGAGAGCCGTCAGAGCGGCGATCCATTTTGAGGATTCTGGAGCACGATGAAGGAATGATGGTGCTTGAGTGCCGTTAGCGGTTATCGAGAACATTGCAGATACGCTCTACGATCGCTTAAGTGCGATGGTGGGAGATACTGCAAATTATCCTACCGACATTTCCGAAGTCGTCAGGCCGACGCGATTTGCCAACTTCACGCCGAAGGATCGGCAGATCATTTTGACCGAAGGCATTGCAAGTCCGGTTCCTGAGTTGTCTTGTCCTGGCAATCCTCCAGCGGTTGCCATTGCACAGCAGTTCAACATCCGGCTTCACATGATGCCAAGCGAGCGAAACGCCGACGCGATTGGTACGCTTATGAACCAGTTCGCGTCTGATGTTCGCAAGTGCGTATGTCAGCCGGCATCGAGTTGGCATACTATGGGAGGCTACGCGATAATATCGCAGTTTGAGCAGCACAGGCCGTTTATGTCCGACGGTGGGCTAGACGGTTGCAACATCCAATTACTTATTACCTATCGAGTGGCCGAAGACGATCCGACGGTGCAAAGATGATTTTCGATATTGCGACAAGCATCGAAAAAGCACAGAAAGCCGAAGAGCGTATTATCAACTACGCAGACGGACTCGAAAAGGCTTTCAGCGATCGATACAAAGAGGTTGTGAATACCGCTAGGTACAGGACCAATCGAGAGATCCAGACCTTTGTTGCGATCGACACAGCAAGGGCAATGAGGACCTGGTTTATCAGCCAAGACACGATCGACAGGACACTTGAAAAAGAAACCGTACTCAAGATCGACGACTCAGCGACTGTTCCGCTTGCGGCGTTCAAGGCCAGGCAGACTCCGGAAGGTGTCGAAGTTGAGTTTGTGCGCGGAATGGTTTCCGAAACTTACATCGGTGCTTTCGGTCCAAAGATACCAAGGCTTGGAGGCAACATCTACCACCGAGCCGGTCGCAAGCGATTCCCAATCGTCAAGCTTAAAGACTTGAAGGTCAAAGAGATCGAAGGTGTTGATCGCGAAGCATTTGAAATAGCGAAGCGAAACGCCGAAGGTATGCTACGATCAAAAATGCGGCAAGCCGTGAAGGATGCTAACGAAATTTTAGGAAGGGACAAATATGCTACTGCGTAAGAAATCAGTTCTCGGCGGAAAGATCGAAACAACGGCTGGAACCGCCGAAGCGATTGCGGCGGCTGATTGCACGATCAATGCGTATGATCTAGTAATCAACCCAGAATTCGAGATGCAGGAGCGACAAGGCCAAGGCGGTTTCGGTCGTCTTGCCTCTATCCCAGGTGCCAGGCGTGGCCGAGCTACGTTCTCGGTTGACTTGGCATACGACGGGACAAACGTGCCGGCGTGGGCAACTACTTATCTTCCAGCTTGCGGTTTGGTACTTTCGACGGCAACATACAAGCCTAGAACGGAAGTTCCAGGCACCAACGTCAAAACGGTGACGATCGCTGGATTCTTCGATGGAGTTCGTCGGCAGATTTACGGCGCGGTTGGAAATGCTAGATTCATCCTGCCGACTGGCCGGATGGGTCGAATTGAATTTGACTTCCAGGGCGTCTACAGTGACGAAGCAGACGCAGCGATTCCATCGTCAATCAACTATGTGAACACGCTACCGCTTCGCGTTGCCGGAGGTGCTACATCTTGGGCGTCGTACGATCTTTGCTTGGAGTCGGCAACGATCGACCTTGGCAATGTGATTACCGCTCGGGAGTGCTCGACTTCGGTGGCCGGGATTGATAACTTTGTTATCACGGACAGAAACCCAAGGATCACGGGCAACCCTGAATCCAAGCTAATTGCGACTCAGGGCAGGTACGCTCAGCTTCGCGATTCGACGGAAGCAACTCTTTCGTTTACAATCGATGGGCCGAGCACTTCAACGCTGGTTTTCAGTATTCCGAAGGCTCAGATGCAAGCCAAGCCGATGGGCGATCGAAACGGCATTATGATCGACCAGCTGGAATGGCAAGCAAACAAGAATGTCGACACCGCAGACGAAGAACTTTCAATCATTTTCAACCATGCAGCATAACACGTTTGAAGGCTCGATTGACGGGCTAGAGATCCAGTTCAAATTCAACCGCTTGAAGTTCAGACAGACCGAGCAAGTGCTAGGTCTTGTTGAGGACTTCAGGGAATTGGGCGACACCAAAAAGCAGATCGCGGCTTTGCGTCAAGCGGTCTCGATTTGCGTTGCTGGATGGAGTATAGACAAACCGATCGACTCATGGGACGAAGAAATTGAAGTGGCTGACGCGGTCAAGCTTGTTGCTAGGTGTTTGCAAGGTAACTCAGCTAGCGAGGGCGACAGAAAAAAATAAGGATTGCCGCATTGATACGATGCGGCGAGCTCTGCAAATCATGCACTCGAAATCATTGCAACAACCTACCAAGCAAAGACCTACCGTTGATGCTAGGATGCCCAAGTTGCGACGAGGCTGGATGCGAGGCTTGCGAGAATCGAGGATATGTAGAGGTGACACAATGTCCGAAGGATTACGTTGGACATCGAGTTAGCTCAGCGGCCAATCTTTCGGCTTGGGTCTCGAAAGGGATCTTACCGGATGTTGGCGGGTTACACGACCAGGATGCTTGGTTTGTTTCGGTGCAAAACGCACTCGAAGCGGACGTAAACCGAATCGAGGACGAAAGGCGGAAACGTGGCTGACGTAGAAGTAACACTCGGAGCACGAAACGAAGCA